TTCCGGTAAGTTTTTCTCAGAACCTTGTCTTGACTATTATTTTTACTTTTGTTAGTGTTGCTAGAAGTTATCTGGTTAGACGCTTTGCTAATAAACATCTTACTAGAATTAGAATGAAGGTTGTAGATTTTATAAGAAAGGAATTACAATGAAACAAGACAACTACGAAGAAGCACTGTGTAAACTCTACGAATTGACAGCATTACTTTATGGTGGCTACTATGAACCTAAGTCAGACAGAGATAAGGAGTTAGGTGATGAGTTACATGAAATTTGGTTGAAACATAGAAAGGAAGTTAAATAATGCAACAATTTCTATATAATTTTAAAGATCAGATGATTTCGACTATATGGGAATTCGAGAAATACTGGTATGATAACCATGCAGTAAACCCCGACGATTTCCCAATGCACCTTTCACCCGAAGAGTGGTATGAACAATTCCTCGTTTGGTTGAATGATGTTCATCAACACTGAACAAGGAGAATAAATGAATAAAGAAATTGAAGAACCTCTAGACGGTTGGTATGTGGTACAAGACACAGAAGGAGATGGGTGGTATTGGGAGTGCTGGGACAACGGTAAAGTTCTGATGGCTTGTTCGGACGAATTTAAGAATAGGATGTTGAAGCATCCTAAACTTATTACTGCTTATGAAAAGTATATTAAGGATAAGGAAGTGAAATGAAGAATTATGACCCGAATAATCGTTTTGGAGTGCATCTTGTACAGTTGACATTTCAACAATGGAAGTATAAGTTTACTGTTGAAGTCACAGTACGTGGTAATTGTAAAGGAATGGATATTCTCAATAGTGCTGTTGATAATTTTTTCAATGACTTGTACGAAAGCCAAGGAGAATATCCTGAACTTGTTATGCAAGACGAAGAAGGAAATGAACTAGAAACTGGCATGGAGGATGAAGAAGAATTGAAAGAAATGCTAGTAGAAGCAAAGATTTTGAGTTTTACAAAAGAATAGACAAAAGAAAACCCCTAGATAGCCTCTTAATGAAGCCGTCTAGGGGTTTAATCGTTTGTAGGCTACCTTGGTATGCCTTAGTTGTTTTAAGTGCCTTGTAGGCCCGTTTTAATCAGTTCTAGAGGCAATCTTACTTCTTGAACACGCCCGTATCATTGAAGGTACGAACCAGAACCTTAACAACTGATTCAATCGTAGGCCACAGGTTAGAGATAGCGCCATCCGTTAGTTCAAGAATTTGCCTCAGAGCAGCCAGCTTCTGTTCCCCTTGACCATTACCAGGGATAGCTTCTTCAATCGCCTTGATAGCTGTGATAATCACCGGAAGCATCTTTAGCACAAGCATCACTTTTTCCATTTTATTTCTCCTGTTAAAATTTACAATCCATTCCTACTGTTGCACCATCAAGGGTTTCAGTTAAGATAGATATTTTCTGTTGGTTGTTTAGTTGGTGCTTCGTTTGATTTTGCATCATTTGGATTTGATTCATTTTTTGCTGAATCATCCCCTTTTGCAATTGAATCATCGGAGAGCACTTCATTTGACTTTGCTGGTAGCCCGACCTTATCTGTTGTGGTAATAGTGAGCAGGACATTGACAATAGCGATAATGCCACCAGCAATAGCATTCGCAGTTTCGGTATCAATTGGTAGAGCATATCCAAAAGCAGCAAGTGCATTGATAATTGCAAGTAAGAAAGCACCAAGAACTGTAGCTGTGATTTGCCTTTGTTTCCAAGCAGCAGGGTCGGATACTACAGCACCTTTTCTAAATAATTGGAGTAGAACGCTTAGTTTGTTCATTTGTATACCTTCCTATCTAATTCAAAATGCACAGCATCTACAAAAGATTTCCAATCCCCTCCCCATTCAATAGCAACATCATTTAGTTTTGCAACTGCTTTGATGTGCTCCGACAGGACTTTGTAGTATTTCAAATCCCATGTAACTTCATTTCCAATAAAGATTACAACATCAACAGCTTTGCCTGTAAGGTGCCTGCTATTGAGTGTCTTTGATTTTCCTTGATTATAAAGTTCCAATTGTCGTTCTTTTGATCTAAGACCTTCTGTAATACCAAAATCAAAAGGAGCATTTTCAATTGCTTCCAGCATTACTCTGCGTAAATCAGGATGAACATCCTTTAATTTTTCAAGACTTCTTTGATGAAATTTTGGCATTACTTTTCCTTACTACATAAGACCCATGAACTTTGCAGCAAATACACCAACCATGGAAACAATTCCGGTAACTGCTGCAAAAATCCAATTACGGACTTGTTTGTTCATAGGAGCTTCTCGTTCTAAATCGTCAACACGGTCTTCAAGACGCCTGCACCTATCTTCATGCTTATCAAGTTGAAGTGCTAATCGTTCGTGAGCTTGCATCATGTGCATTTGTCCTTCTTCGATTCTGACTAGCTTGTTAACAGCATTAGCCATTTCCTTCATTGAATCTTTCATCGAATCTCTCAAGTCACCGATGTGATTATGTAGATTATCAATTCGTTCTGCAATTACTTGCACTGTTACATCGTCTTTACGGCGATTTTCTTCCATAGTTACTTTCTACGATTAATTGTTAGAGCCTTTTAGCACTGCAAACTTTAGAATAATAACATCTGATAGACTCCCTGCTGAGATATTGGTAATCCTAATAGTGAAAGAACCCACAGTCGAATGAACACACTCCACTCTATAGTTCACACCTGTAACAACATCCGCAAGAACCTGGACATTAACTAAGTCATAAACCCCAACCAGTGAATTATTAACTTGGAACGAAACAGTAGCGCCTGCTGCTAGTGCAGCGTTGTTCGTTAAGATAGTACCGCATATCTTATTCAGGGTAACAGCAGTAGCTTTACTGGTAGCCTGTGTTACGGAACCACCAGCACCGATACCTGATGCGTAACCTGTGCCACCTGGGCCTACAAGCACTTGTCCACCTACTGGATTTAATATCATTTGGAATGTATTGGCGTTATCTGTATTCAGCCTACTTTGAATCCATGTAATCCCTGAGGCGTACACACCAAAATCCATGTTGACAGAGCTACCTTGAATGCGTGCGCTAACCCCTGTGACACCTGTGCCTGTCGCATCCGGTGCCCCGACATTGCCAGCATTATAAGTGTGCAGCGCGGCTTTCGGGGTAGCTGTACCTACTCCTAAAAATCCACCGGATGCGACCAATTGGCTTGTACCCACAGTCAAGCCGTTGGAGGGTAGTGTTAGCGTCCCGGCCATCGTTTGATTTCCTGTTTTACCTACAAACAAGGATTTAATGTTAGCCCATGTGAACTTCTTGAACACGAAAGAAGCAGCAGAGTCTAAATACCCAAAAACGTCAGCATCTACAGGAGTTGCTTTATCTGCTGCTCCAGAAATCAGTTGATTAGTAGGAGGAGATGTAAGCGAGAAAGTCCACGCAGAAGCTGAACCAGAGCCTGTATTAGTCACTACATTAAGAATTAGCACACCAGTAAGAGAATCATACGATGTAACTTGACCAATCATGTAATTACTAGGGGCAGATGTTTGCGCTACCAAGACATATTGTCCTGCTACATAGGATTTACCTGTAGGAACTTGGAAAGTTTTTGATCCTGTTCCGAAAGTAATCGTTTCAGTGCTAGTAGCGATTGTTCCTGGCGCTTGTAGAGCAGCCGCTGCTGCTGAAGATTGCGCTAGATGCGCATTAGTTTCTGTTTGAGTTGCAGCAGAATACGTCCAAGAAGCAACTGAATTCATCTCTGTGGTCATATCCCCAAGGGCTAGACTCCAAGGATACGCTTTAGAGTTAAATGTTGGACGATCCGCAGGATTCGGAGGTTCCGGCAAAGCGTCAACTGTAGGAGGGGCTGTGATTGTCATACTAATCCTTTTACTGAAATGCTAACATTAGCGGTTGAATAATCATAAGTAACTGAACCTGAGACTAGGCCAAATGTACTTAATCCTTGAAGTTGGTTATTTGTTGTATCTGCAACAACTGCAACAGGTACATCTAATACAGATTGCAACAAAGAAACTGCATTATCTGCTTCTGCGATAGGGATGGTTGCAGATAATCTAAGGTTTGTTGCTGAGTGCCTACGTTGAATAGTAGTAGTACCATCGTCTTCGGTTTTAATGAAACTATAAGTAACAGGCTCAGTAGAAGACCCTCGTTCAACACCAGCACCAGAAGCGTTGTTACCAATTGGACTTAAATCACCAAGAACTAGCAAGCCTAAACTTGCTGTACCTTCGTTACTAACCCCTACCTCTATTGTCCATCCGTATTGAACAAATAGATTATCAAATAGATGGTAGTTCAGGATTACAGGCTCATCGAACAAGTATTCATACCAACCTCCAGGGGGTGCTGTGTTTTGTTTCAATTGCTCATATACAATCGTATTCGACGCATCCCTTACAGTAACGTAAGAATCCCCCGCTGAAAACCCCCTGAGATAGACCGAATTAACAACTCTACCCCCCGTATTGAGTTTATAAGACAAATTACCACCCAAAGATGTTTTTGTATTGGTATAATAGTCAAAAAGTGCCCACTTATTCGTAGGTCTAACGTCCACCCAAGTAGTAATGGCTATCTCAGGTGGAGTAGTCCCAGAAGTATCAGCAGCACAGCGATATACTCTATGTGTTGATACTCTGTGAACTTCTTGACCTACGGTATAAGCAGCACCAGATACCCATACTGGAGTAGAATCCTCAATAGAGGGTAAACTACTAACAACCAGACTATCAGTAACTGTAATAGGTCTTAATATATTCATATTGCACTTGTCCTCATTGCGTTACCTCCTTCTGTAACTTGATCTAGCACTTCACTAGTAACCTTCGTATTTTGCTGAATCGCATTCAACCTTGCTTCCAGTCTTTCATTCTGTACTCTCAAAGCTCTGATTTCAGTGATGAGCGCAGAATTATCCGCAGAATTACTAGAACCCCCGCCGCTGATATAGCGCATTAGTTGCTCGTTATCTGCTTTAGGAATAATACGTTCACCCTTGTGAGCTTGGATAACCATATCATCCGGCAGATAATTAGTACCAACCGCTAGTTGAGGAAGAACAGTAGCTCCACCAGCAAGTAAATTGGCTGCAATCTCTGCTGCTGTTACGCCATAAGCTCTAGCCATATCTGTAAGGCTAACACCCATCGTAATCATCAGTTGCGCTAGTTCATCAGCAGTCCTACCCTGAGAAATAAGAATGTCAGTATTAGTGCGCAATTCGCTGTAGTATTGCCATTCGGACATACCGCCTGATTCGACGTTTTGCCTGTAAAGATTACTCTTTGTAGGCGTTCCCGTAATCAAGTTCAGACCCTGACCTTTAGTAATAACCCCTTCAGAGATACTTTTCACAAGTTGCTCAAGTGCTTCTTTTGGTGTATTCGGGCTGTACTGTTTAGCAAGTTCTTCAAGTAGCTTTAGTAAGCTACCACCACCAAGACCACCACCTTCAACAATTGCACCAAAACCGTCTTCTAGCACAGTCTGTAATGCAACTTGCATTGCTACAATTGCACTCTCTACGGACATTACAGCTTCAATACCACCCTTGGCTGCTTCTACTTGCTGTTCCCAATATTTCAGAGTATCGTCAAGTATTTCAAGCTGATCTTCAAGAAGTTCAATTTGATACTGTGAATCAGAAAGTTGGTCACCTGTGAGCGTCTTGAGTTTTTCAAGTTCACCAGCTAATTTTAGTTGAGCGTACCTACGTTCAGCAAGACTGCTATAATTCTCAATACCAAACCCACCTGTAGCTGCTGCAATAGCTTTCTGAAGTTCTTCATTATCAGGAAGAGCACCAGAGGCTTGAGCTGCTTTCAAGGCTGCACTGATGAATGCATTACCTTGTTCTGCTGCCATTACTGGATCAGTAGCCTGTTGGTAAAGATTTTCGATTGCCTTAGATAGAGTATCAAAAACACTCTTAATCTTTGAATGCACCTGCTTTGCTGCATTAAGGTCTTCGTTAATAGAAGATTTTTCAGCATTGATTGCAGAGCGAAGATTAGATAACGCTTTGTCTAGATTAGACAACGCATTCTGTCTAGCTTCTTCTGCTGCCCGCCTAGCTGATTCAGCACTATCATCAATAGTTGCACCAAGCTGTCCAGTTAATTCAATGAACTGTACAAACCCAGGAGCAATCTTCATCAATGCAGCATACATCTCTCTGCCGGAATCCGTTGTTAGGTCAATAGACTCTAGTAACTTACGGAATTCCTCTTTAGACTGAGGGAGAGCAACACCAAACTGATTGAATACAGAAGTAAGTTGACGCTGTTGGTTTACAAACTTTTCAGTATCGGAATAGAAGTTATCATAGAAATAACTTGTAGCAGAAATGAAAGCTTCGATACCACCAAAAGCATCTACCAAAGCACTAGCAAGGTCAGCACCAGCTAGGCTAGACTGGAATAGAGTAACACCTAGATTCTCAAATACAGAATTAACCGTAGAAAGGCTAGTAGCAAGACGAGTCAAAGTGTCAATAGCCTTTTCACCTTCTCTAGCATACTCAGATGCTACATAAGTAGATGCAGTGATGGTTTCTTCTACAGTTCTATAGGCTTCGGCACCAGCTTCCATTTCCATGAAAGTAGATTGGATTTGCCGACTTACAGTACTTGTAGTAGTTTCCCACGTACCAATTACTTGCTCTGCAAGTTCGTTGTTTGCTGTAGCAAGGGCTTCTTGAAGTTTTGCTTGAATCTCATCATCTTTAAGATTCCAAAAACTTACTTTGATGTTAGTCTTGAACTTCTCTAACGCTTCTGTACCAAGACCTAGAGTGTTAGCCATATCGGCTACGCTCTTTTTCATCCCAAGAAAAGCGTTACCTAATTCCTTTTGTATTTCAGGGTCTAGGTCTTCATAAGTAGTCTTATCTGAACGAAGAAAACCACCTTTGTAGAATCTGTACTTTCTACCTTCAAAACCAGTATCACCACCGAAACTACCTTCAATGCCTACATCTTTCAGCTTTCTGGAAAGCCCGGAAATCAGAGCACCAATACCAAGTAGCGGAAGTCCAATGCCACCAAGAAGCGTACCTAGTCCACCACCGGCTGATCCTGCTGCCATCAGTCCAGTGCCTTGTGAGAACACAGAACCAATACCTTGCGAGAACAACGTACTAATACCGTTAGTTACGCCTGCGGTAATATTACTAATCATCCCTGTGAGTGAGCCTCCACCAAGGAAGTTACCAAACATACCACCTGCTGCGCTTCCTGCTGCTGAACCAAGTAAACTCCCGCCTGCGCTTCCTAGTGCGGAACTAGCAAGTCCACCAAGCCCTACGGAACCCATGAGACTTCCTAAAAGTAAATTAACAGCAGCTTGCACCACTAGAGTAACAGGCTTTTTCAGTTGATCTACAATCAGATTACGAAGTTTCTTAGAACCAGCTTTACCACCTTCAAAAAGTGCAGTAACGATACTATCGGAAATACCAGATTTAATTGCATCAATTTCTCGTTGCATATCCTCTGCGTACTGCACAGCTACTTCACGGTTGATAACCTTGTGCTGTTCTGCTGCATCTTTACGTGCTTGAATTTCGGCATCAATTAAAGATTTGTAGTCTGATTCAGGCAAACCCTTTTTCTTAGCTTCAGCAATCTTTTCTTCGATTTCACGAAGTTGTCTTGCGAGTTTAATATCAACTTCACGTATTTTATTTGCACGTTGATATTCAATCGTAATTGCCTTCTGCTCTTCAGCAGTCTTACCGAGTAGAGACAACCTATGATCTAAAGATTGATTCTCTTGCAAAACAGATGCTTGTGACGCTAGACTATCCTCTTGAAACTTCCTAGAAGCTGTATTAACATCCTCTAGAGCCTTTTCGTAAGCCTTCCATGCAGGGGTCTGCTGGAACACAGCACGAGTAAGTTCTTCGATTTCTTCTCTAGACCAGCCAGCAACTTTAGCAAACTCTTCAAGTTTCTGCATATCTGCGTAGTATTGCTTACCAATACCTTCAGATTTACCCAGAAGTTTAAGACGATGTTCTTCAGCTTCTGCTAACTTTTCAGTCATTGCTGTTTGTCGCTCTGCTGCGATTGCAGCATCATACTTAGCAATAACATCTGCTTGTTGTGTTGCTGTCAGTTTTGCAAAACGCGGGTCAGCTTTTACTTCAAGAAGTTTCTGCTCTGATTTCGTAAGTTCTTGTGTTGCGGTATTAGCAGCGATTGTGTTATTCGTTGCTTCACGCATCAAGGTTGCGTAGTAGTTTTCAGACTTACTTCCACCTGACTTCTGCGTCTTCTTGTATTCAATGTCTGCTTGCTGCTGCAAAACATTCATTAAGTCAGTATTAAGTTTCAGCTTTTCAATGTCAACTGATTTTTCTTTGGCTGCTTCTTTCAGTTTGTCGTTGATAAAAGATTTTCTAAACTCAGCAAGAGTCTGAGTTTTTCTTGTCTCCTTTTCAATAGAATCTAATGCATTTCCACGAAGACTAGCGATAGCTGATTCATATTTCGCGTTTTCAGCATTAAGATATTTACGCTTCTCTTCTTCACCACGAAGACGAACATTAGCACCAATCTGACTAATCAGCATTCGCTCTTGTTCTTTAAGCTGATTCAGGAGTTTGGGGTCACCAAAAGAACCAAGAGTTTTCAGATTGCCGGAAACTTCTTTGATTCTTTCACGAAGTTTACCTAACTGATCTTCCAGTTGTTGATTAGGGTCTGTTGCAAGAAAAAGTGTCTTAAAAGTATCAGAAAAGAACTGCTTAATTTTCTGACCTAAGTCAATCATAAACAAAGCAAAACCATTGTAGTTTTCCTTCATTTGAGCAACTTGTTGTTTAGTTACATCAGCATATGCTTTCATTGCAACAGAAGCAGCTTCTGTACTCTTACCAGCACGTTCAAGTTCCTGAACCATTTTAATGACTTCAGGCCCGACCATACCAGAAGATTTAGCAATTTCAAGCAGAGCCTCTACGGGCTTTTCTTTCAGTTTAGCAAATTGCTTGACAGTATCTTCAATAGCGATACCGAAACCCTTTTGCATTTGAATTGCGGAATCACTCACTAGCAAAATTTCACTAGAAGTAAAATTACCAGCTTTTGCCATTGCAAGTAAAGCTTCGGTGGCCTGACCTGTTGTTGCACCAGAGTCAGCAAGAGTTTTAACATACCCAATCATTTGAGTATGAGACAGGCCGATAGACGCACCAGACAAAGCAAACGCTTTCGCTAAATCATTGTTTTCAGTAATGACTTGTTTAAGACCAACAGCAAGAGCAGCAAGCCCTGCTACGATAGCAAGGACACCTGTTCCGAAAGTAACAGATGCGATAGTGCCCAATGTAGCAAGAATCTTAGAAAACCAAGTAGTTCTACCACCAATCAGATAAAGAATGTCGTCAGTATGTTGCAGGACTTTATTCATTCCTGTTACATTGGCTATGAAGTTTGTAATCCCTTTGCCTGCGTCATAAAACAAACCAAAAGTAAAACTACCGAGACCCTTAGCTACTGTAGCCATTACAGGAATCATGCTTGCGAAGGCATCGCGTAGAGCTTTACCGAAGTTCTGTGCTTCTACACCAGATAGACGCAGCAAATCAGAAATCTGCCCACCTTGTTGCAACAGGACAGTCAAAGGAGATTGGCCGGAGTATAGAGATACACCAATGTCGGTCAACTGAGGACTTAATGCACGGGCCAAATGCTGCTCTCTGCGCTTCTGTTCTAGAGCATTTACTTGCGTTAATTGCGCTTTATACGTTGCAAGTTTAGCTGTAGCTACATCTTGAGATACACCGGACTTCCGTAGAGCCATCTCATACTTCACAAGCGAGTCAGTGCCTGCCTTATCCAAAGCGGCATTAGATGTATTCAAAGCAGCAGCCATACGTTGGTCTGCTTGGGTCAAATAGTTTGTGGCAGAGACAACATCCTTTCTCTGCTTCTCAACTGCAGCCAGTGCAGAGGTGGCACGATTAACAGCATTAGCTTCTTCTACAAACCGTTGCTTATAGATAGCTTGTTCTTTAGTAATCTCTTGATAGGACTTACCTTGATGTTGTAATCTAATATTCAAACGATCTAAGTCATTACTTAGTTCCTTGGCTTGTTTTGAAGTTAGATTCAAACCATTGTTCAAGAAGCCTTGAGCACTGCTGGCTTCCTTTGCGGATTTAACCATACGGTCAAGTCCAGTCTCAGTTTGGTCAAAAGTGTTCTTACTAAACTGCCGAATGTCCGTCAGAACCTGTTTAAGCTGATCTGATAATTGACCAGTAGCCTTAGCCATTGCAAGAACTTTAGCATCGCCTTTAGAGAAGCCTTCCAAAATGAAATCATAAGTATCATTCTGGAGTTGTAGCATATCTGCGTTTTTCTTAATCGCAGTAGAAGCACGTTCAGTAGCTTTAGTTTTTTTCTCAATTGCAGCCGCTGCCTGTTGGTCAGCTTTGTCTGCTGTTATGGTAGACTTCAGACGAACATCTTGGGCCTTGGCGTTGTCGAGATTTGCTTTCGCCTGATCCTTCGCCGCACGGGCTAGCGTTGCTTCAGTTTGAGCGGCGGTTTTGGCTGCTTTATCAAGTTTACCTACGTTGGTTACTAGTTCACCTATAACCTTACTAGCCCTCTCCAGATCGGATGTTTCGGTTTTGAAGACCAACGACGTCAATTCTAAAGCCATGATTATTCTTTCTTTATTCGTTCTCGCCACTCAAGCGCCATTTTAAGGGCTGGGAGTAGTCCATATACCTTAGTATCAAATCTTGCAGATAAGCATTTTCCCTTTTTAGCATACTGCGCAGTAATGATATCTTTATTAACTCCAGTAAAAAGAATTCCTCTAATACCTGACGAGTTATTTGCATTGTTAGCATTAGTGATTTCTTCCTTCAGTTCACTGCTTAATGCGTTAAAATCCAAAGAGTTTTCAACAAAATTCTTATACTCAGCAGCCAATTCTTTCGCTCTCTCATGACCATACTTAGTGCAGGAGAAGTTCTTTTTAGAATTTTTATTCCTAGCATACACCCAAAAATCATTCCCTTTTACAGACGCGAAATGGATACCACTTATTCCAGATGTATTACTAGCAACTAGATCACACTCAAACATTTCAAGGATTTGTTCCTCGGGATATCCAATCAATGCGGGAAGTCTTGTATAACTTTCGTCTGGTGTATATGTTGACAATTCTAGCGTTTTCCTGTGGCGATATTCAACCGCGAGCGCCAAAGCTAAATCTTTTCCGTACTTTGTTGCTGAGAAATGCTTCATTTGTGGCTCCCCGTTGTCTGTAGACCAAGTAGCGTTGTAAATGTTAAATTTTCTGGTGAAACTCACTCCGGCATGACCTGTCTTATTATGACTTCTGATTGATGAGTTCTTGCCGTTTACGGAGTGTGTAACCAACCTTAAATTTTCAATCTTGTTATTAGATCGGTTCTTATCTTTGTGATCGATAATCTCTCTTCCAATGCTACCATTTAACAAAACCCAAACAACTCTGTGAGCCATGTAGTTCTTACCGTTCAACTGCACACTATAATAACCAGTAGCCAGTTTTGTACCGGCTTCATCGCCAGCTTTAAATCTTCCTTTAGACGAGCACGCAAGACCATCTCTTTTGAAACGAAGCCCGCTTTTTGAATTCTCACAATAATAGTACAAGGCCTCAAAATCAGTTTTATTTAAAGCACGAGGCCTGACGTCTTTCTTGTGGAAATTAGCAACTGGCGCAAGCTCAGCAATGAGCTTCACCTCAAGGTTGGCTGCTTCGTCACTAGAAAGATTATCCATGTACTTTTCAGCAAACCACTCTTTTTCCGAAACTATCGCATTCCATGTGTTGTTTCTTCTGTGTGTACTTGTCAACCGGCTACGTTGACCCTTACCAACATAAAAGACTTCTCCAGTACTAGCAATCTTATGCAAGTACACATAGTATCTATTTTCTTTCATATCTAACCCTATACAACAACCCTAAGAGAAAGTAAGACAGGCAGGCTAGGGTCAACGCTTTTCCAAGGGTTAATTACTCCCTTGTAGCCTTCTTACAACAAAATTTGTATTGACAAAGAAAACTCAAAGGCGTATAGTTAAATCTTCTTTCACTTAACTAAGGAGTTTTCAAATGAAGTTTATTAAGATCACAATGCTTACGTTTGCGCTAATTGCGTCTACAGCAACCTTTGCAGAAGGTATCGAAGAAGTCTGCCACAACCGAGCAGAAATCAATGTCCGACTGAAGCAAGTTCTAGTCAACGATCCAGGTTTTCTTGCGGTTGCCCTGGAGCGAAATGAAAAGGCTAAAATTAAACCTGAAGTGAAAGCAATGATCCGAGAAAACTACTTCTGGGTAAACAATCGGAAGAATATGTCAGATGATGACATTCGTCGGCTTTCTTTCATTAGTTGCCTATCTCGTTTGATGTAATCCTTTGTCTGTAGTCTAATCATAAACTACACACAAAGAAAGCCCAATAAAGGGCTTAATCGTTGATTCTAGAGACTCTACAGGATAGGTGATACCTAGAGTAGTCTAAGTACCTTCATAGCCTTGTAGAGCCTCTATTCCAATCTTCTTATTTCTTTGCAGATTTTTGTTTAGCTTTTGCTTGCTCTTTTTCTTGTTGTTTCTGATAATACTTCATTGCAACACGATCAAACATTTCAATTACTTCTATGTCAATAGGATCAGGGATGATTCCCATAAGTTCAAAGAACGCAAGCATCTCTGAATAAGGTATAGCAGAAATACCCATACCGGAAGGTCTATGATTTGACAATCTTATAAACCAATTCCAATATTCTTGCATACAATCAGGCAACTCTATTAGATTCTCTAATTCTTTAGGAGTTCTTTTAAGTTGCCTTTGAACATTCAAGAGGTTCTCTTTAAGGGTTTTACCATCAGCTTGAACCTCTGACATTTGAAATTCTTGTTCAGCGTAAGCTAAAGCCTGTGCTAAAGCTTCATCATCGAAAATTCAGAAGATTATCTGACTCTTCCATTACGGCTTCTCTGATCCAAGGGTGCTCTTTAAGAATACGCTCTGCATTTTCACGATTGAACGGAACATCTTGACCGTTTTCTTGGATACCTCGCCAAGAAATAATACGTACAATTGCACGATCAACAGCCATATCTTCATAATCTTCAATCGAAAGTTCAATTTCTTTATTCTTACCCTTAGCTACCTTTTCACGCTTTTGCATTTCAGTTACGATTTTACGAGCGTGATTCTGAACTGTGCGGCTTTTCTCCCCGCGAATTAGTACAAAACCTCCAGTACCTTCACCTGTAGCGGGGTGAAGTAATTCAAACTCATAGCCGGATTCAGATTGAGCCGCAATATTGGTGATAGACAAATCAAGTGTCATATTAGTTTCCTTTCTAGTTGTTAAACGAATAAAAGCCCTCGACTCGGAAGCAGAGGGCTTAGTGAATAGCTTTTATTGCTAGACAAACTCTATTATAACACCGATTCTTCATTTTTACAAGAGAATTATTAAATCAGAAATGAAAAATCCCTCTAAAGCCGTTAAGCAATAGAGGGATTATAGCAGAAATGTTAAACTAAGTCAATCACACCAGTGTAGTATCTTGTACAAGAATGGTGGAAGCTACTAGCCCGCCTGCAACAACATCATTCTGAAGGGCTTGAAAGTCCATAGACTGTACGAGACCAAGTTCTGCATCTTGACGGTTGGAAGAATTTACCTTCACTTTACCCATAGTGAAAGACATAGCTTCTGCATCTTTCTCTTCACCTGTAGTCAGTGCCACTACGATACTGATCTTATCTTCGTTATCGAAGTAGTTACGGAATACAGCATCTTGGAAGTAAACAGAAAGTGAACCCGTTGCAGTGATACGACCAACGAAAATATCGGCAGCAAAGTTAGAACCAACTACATTAGCAGCTTCTTGATTACGAGAAATGCTCAAGTCCATGCTGGTAATCAGACCAACTGGTTGACCATTAACAATCACAGCACCGGATACAGCAGCAAAGATACCTTCGGTATTTGTTGCAGCAGGAGAAGTGAAATATTGCGTAGTGCCTGTTTGTTCTAGGTTCTTACCCATGAACGAAAGAGAAGCCGTGACTAGACCCGTAGAAGGTAGAGACAGTGCAATAGAAGCAGGCTTCAAACCAGTATATACTTCAGATTGTGCAATATCAGAGAACCATTGTTCTACAGTATAGCTATCGTCTGTGTGACCGGAGAGAGGCACATAAGATTGCTTACCGACCACAGCAGCGTCAGCAGAAGCAATAGGGCCTTCTGCAACCAGAGTAGTACCAGAGAGAACCACAACAGTAGCAACCAAAGCGGTTAGACCAACAATCAAGAGATTATTACCTACGTTTGCAGGAGCAAAACCGGCACCGGACAAACGAATAATATTACCAACGTAAAAACCGTCCGTCAGCCAAGAACCAGCAGCACGAGTCAAGGTAAATAAACTACCAGAAGCTGCAATAGTGATAGAAGCACCAGTAGTTGCACCGCCAGCAGCAAAGTCCTTGGCTAGAATAGAACCGATAAAATCCGAGTAAGTACCGGGAGACAGTTCAGCTTCAAGCGAACCTTCTACACTACGGACACCATGACGGGAATCAATAGTTTGGAAAGAGGGGTTGATTTCGCTAGACTCGTAATTCTCTTTCACCAAATTAAAGTCTGCGGTAACGCGACGGAGCAGTTTAGCACCAGAGGCACCAGCAGGCACACCCCATTGGCTTTCGCGTTTCACCGCCACAGTTTTTGAAACTCCACGAGCAATTGTCATTTTATTTTCCTTATTTATTATTTTGCAAAATAATTATCACGCCAAAGGCGTATTTACTGCTTTCAGTAATCATAAATTTCCACAGTAAGTGGAATCAGTACTGGAACAATAACTCTGTCACCAGCGACTGTTGCACCGGCAATTTGTGGTGTACGCAAAACATGCATACGAACTCCACTTTCTGTTAACGTAAGGCCCTTGTAGAACCAATCCCTAAGCACTTGTGCCCTTGTGATAGCTCCTGTTGTCCCTACGTCTAATTTGTCAGCTACGAAAATCTGAACTTGAATATTCTCTCTGTGATACCCTGCACCGAACACTGGATCAGTCGGAGGGTTAATCACAAACTGCAACCTCTGATACATTCCCGTAGGAGGCACAAACGGGACACCTTCAAATGCTGTAGATAGTGCAGGAGTAAGAGCAGCAAGTCTTCTTCGGATAGCTGTTTGGGCTGCTATAATACTCATACTTAACCTTCCTTGAATAATCTCACAAGGTCAACCTTGTAAGTCTGCATAATTGAGTCTAAAGTAGGTTGCATGATGCCCATACCTTGCGTCTGGTCACTGTAGTTGTTCTCAAGCATCTTGATGTAGAAGCCTCTGTTACCAATGTACAATGTATCTCCAAGTTTATAGCTATTCAAATCTGTACTGATTAGATTCAGTGCTTCACCACCAGAATAAACTTGCTGTACACTAAATTGCCCTGATGTATTTACTTGCCAAGAACCTTTAGCAAATCCCGGTCTAGGCTCCAGCCCTCTACCATCGTTTAAACGGGCTTGGTATAAGTCAAAGTATTCTTCTAAATCACCAATTGGGGTATTTGCAATAGCTGTCTTAGAAATAATGTAGGCAAAACCAGTAACCATCTTTTCAAGGCGGCGGACAGTATCTTGCTGGTAAGCCTTTAGTTCTTCTAATACTTTAGATACGTCCACCGAAATCATGCTAACCTTTTACACCAAGTAGTTTATACAAGATTGTTTTACCGTGAGCAGTGAAAGACTGAAAAGAATTAATTCGATATACTTCACCTTGGTAGGTGATTTCATCCGAAGGCTTTGGGGTGAAAGTCAAGCCGTCTGCTGCTAAGTAGAACATCACGGTTTGCTTACCTACAAGTGTAGGAAAGTTCCATTGATTTGCCTGTATTGGCTCTGGGTAGATTTTCAGAGTTGTAATCGTGAGAGTCTCTGTAGCAGAGCCTAGAATTGGGTCAACTACTCGGGCAATGCTGGAGTAAGTAAGGTTTTGTCCGTGCCTCTGTAGTGCCCTTTTAGTGCTACCTACTGCCCAATCCATCAGGGCCTCCATCCGTAAGTAAACGGGCCTGTGGCGAACAGTTGGTTTGTACTTCCGGGATTCTCTACGATGTTGTTATCAGCGTTGGAATTGTTTGCTTCCATATCGGAGAGGGATACACCGCCGAAGTAGCCCTTAAGCGTTTGATAAATTGGGTTAAGAGTTTGATCTTTAATATAAAGAAGTAGAGCTTGACGGTATGCCTCTGCTGACGTATTCTTTACGATAAA